TGGGTTCCTCTTGCATAAAGTCTTGTTTTGTATTTTATTTGGTCATAAAATAGTTTCAACAACCTGCCCTTATACCAAAGCAACATACTCACAATGCAAAAGATGTTCTCCAAAAACACATAGTAAATCAACTTTTAATTAACTCTCAACCACATCTTTAGGTAGAGTTTTACTTTTTAGAAAACTCTGCTATACTTAACACTTAATCCGTTTTTGAAAGGACGATACAAATGTCAGATTTTTTTAGTTTTAGGCTTCCAGAAGATTTTATAGAAAAGTATGTTTCTGCTCCAAGCCCATTTGGTTTTAAAGATGCAGCAGAAAACTCTTTAGGAGAGATTACCTTTATCCGTACTTATTCTCGCATGAAGGAGGATGGAACTAAGGAACGTTGGCATGAGGTTTGTCGTCGAGTAATCGAAGGTATGTATTCAGTACAGAAGAATCACGCTAAAGAAAATCGTCTTCCTTGGAATGACTACAAGGCTCAGAAGTCTGCACAAGAAGCATTCCAAAGAATGTTTGAATTAAAATGGACACCTCCAGGACGAGGTATGTGGGCTTTTGGAACTCCAATGGTAATGGAAAAAAAGAACTCAGCAGCGCTACAGAATTGTGCAATGGTTTCTACAAAGGACCTTGACAAGAATGATCCAGGAGCCTTGTTTGCTTGGGTTATGGATGCACTTATGCTTGGTATTGGTGTAGGGTTTGATACAGTGGGACAGGATAAGCATTTTGCAATCTATGCCCCAACAGAACCTGAACAGGTGTTCGAAATCCCAGACACTCGTGAAGGATGGGTAGAGTCAGTTCGACTTCTAATTAACTCATACCTTAGAGCAAACCAGAGCATTCAGAAGTTTAACTATGATTTGATCAGACCTCTTGGAGCCCCTATTAAGGGCTTTGGAGGCGTTGCATCAGGTCCTGCACCTCTTATCAAGTTGCACGACCATATAGACCGTGTAATCGGCTCCAGAGCAGGTGAAACACTAGACTCTCGTGCTATCGTAGACCTTGTAAACCTTATTGGTACCTGTGTGGTATCAGGTAACGTAAGACGCTCAGCAACTCTTGCTTTGGGAAATGCGGGGGATGAAACATTTATGAATCTAAAGAATTCAGAACTGTTCCCAGAGCGTAACTCTTTTGACCCAGATAATCCAGGTTGGGCTTGGATGTCTAATAATTCTATTTCAGCAGAAGTAGGAACAAAGTACGAAGACTATGTAGATTTAGTTACAGAAAACGGAGAACCAGGTTTTATCTGGCTTGATGTTGCTCGTAATTATGGCAGACTAAAGGATACGCCAGATGGAAAAGACTATCGTGTGATGGGCTTTAATCCCTGTGCGGAGCAGCCATTAGAATCATACGAATTATGTACACTTGTAGAAGTGCACTTGAATCGTCATGAATCTAAGGAGGACTTCCTGCGTACCCTTAAGTTTGCATACTTATATGGAAAGACTGTAACACTTGTTCCAACACACTGGCCACAAACAAACGGTATCATGCAACGCAACCGTCGTATTGGTACATCACTTACTGGTATTGCATCATTTGCAGATCAAAAAGGCTTGCCAACCGTTCGTGAATGGATGGATGAAGGATACAACAAGATCCGTCACTATGATCACCAGTATTCTGAATGGCTATGTGTTCGTGAATCAATTCGTGTAACTACAGTTAAGCCATCAGGATCAGTTTCAATTCTTTCTGGTGCAACTCCTGGAGTTCACTGGGGACCTGGAGGAAACTTCTTCCTTCGTGCAGTTAGATTTGGAACTACAGATCCAATGATTCATTTGTTTAAAGCAGCAGGGTACACAATTGAAGATGACGTGGTATCAGCAAACACATCAGTAGTTTACTTCCCAATTAAATCAGGTCACCCACGATCTGAAAAGGATGTAACATTATTTGAAAAGATTGCTCTTGCAGCAACTGCCCAAAAGTATTGGTCTGACAATGGTGTTTCTGTAACCCTCTCATTTGACAAGGAAACAGAATCAAAGCATATTGTTCCAGCACTTAATATGTACGAGGGACAATTAAAGGCAGTCTCATTCCTTCCAATGGGAAACACAGTTTATCCACAGCAACCTTATTCTCAGATTACTGAGGAGGAGTATAATGGTTATATTGGCAAACTGAAGCACATTGACTTTGGAGCAATTTACGATGGTGTAGATAATTTAGAGGCTCAAGGTGAAGCATATTGCACAACAGACTATTGTGAAATTAAGGTGAACTAATGCAAAATTTTATAGATCAAATACACTATGTCAAAGGTTTTATGCCAAAAGATGTAGCAGCAAGTATTGAAGAATATGCAAAGGACCACACTCTGCTGTTTGATGAGTTTGGAAATGGCGAAAAAGAGTTCACGGTGCATACTTATCATGCAATTGAAAAGCATGACCCTGAACTATTAAAGATAATGCAGGAGTATGCAAATAAAGTTTATGAGTTTGTTAAAGAAAAATACGAAGGTCCTTTTCAAGACTTTTACGAAACAAAAACTCACATAGCAAAGTTTATGCCAGGATGGGGAATGCATGAGCACTATGATGCTAGCAGACCCAATGACATAGCAACTTTGGTTTATGTCAATGACGATTACTTAGGCGGAGAGATCTATTTCCCTGCCTATGACATTTCTTATAAGCCAGAGCCAGGAGATCTGCTCTGCTTCCCAGATAACCCAGATTTTGTTCATGGAGTTAAAGAAATTAATGATGGTATCAGATATACAACTCCTCGATGGTTTACCCGCATTGTGTGATAAAATAGACTAGGAGAACCTATGTCGAACCCATCTAATTTATATGCGGAAAAAGTTTATTCAGAGCACCCAACTATTTTGTGGGCGCTGGATGACACTTGCGACTATTTATCTTTATTAAGTGCGTCTAACTCAGACCTATCTAACTGGACATTAACAAATGGTTCTGTCTTAGAATCATCATCCATATCTTCTCAACCGTTTTTAGACAGTCCTTTATTTGAAATTTCTGGTGTTCCATCAACAACAACTATTCAATACACAACACTAACAAGTCCAGAACTAATTAATATGACAGAACTAAATGACGCATTAGACTCATTTGCTTTTGGGCTTAATCTTTTCTCTTCTGGGTCTCATCTGTATTCTGTATCCTTAGGATATGAATATAACGATGTAACAAGTGGTAGCCTAATTCAAAGACTAAAAGAATTTCCTATAAACTTGTCAGACAAATGGATATTTTTATCTGAAACATTTTTAAACCCAAACCAAAATACAACAATGAGGCTTGTTATAAAGATTGGCTACTCACCTAGTCCTGACGGACCAGCAGACTATAAGTTTCTTCTTAATGGAATTAATTTAGGGCAGTGGTCAGAAGAGTTTATTTCTAGTTCTTCTGGGTTAAGAGATCTGGAAGATCTTCCGTCTAACATTGCTTTAGAAACTTGTAAGGTTGTAAGTGCAAAGCCATACGGACTATCTTCTGGAAATGGGTATTATCTATCAAAATCAAACGCTTTGTTGGCAAGAAATTTTGGCGTTCCTCTTGTTTATGGTGCATTAAATTCAACAGTCTTATCTCCAAATAATAATTTAGACGGGACTCCAAAACCATCTCTTATAGTTCCAGGTATTGGCTTTATGAATGAAAGCGGAAGATACAAAGAATACACCTTAGAGTTTTGGACAAGAGCAACATCTGATTCACCAAAAGCAAAAAGAATTTTTGGACCAATCTCAGGTTCAGATGGACTATATGTTGACGGAGCATTTTTAACTTTATCTATAGGCGATCAATTTGATTCAAAGTATGTTGGTGAGTGGGGACGACCTATGCTAATTCAAGTTACATACTATGATAATAAAATGGAAGTTATTTTAAATGGTGAGGCTGTAATATCGCTGACAATTAACACTTCAACTTTAGAACTTCCTTCAAAATTAAACTCAGAAGGTAAAGATCAGGATTGGTTAGGGTTTTATTCATACGATGACATCTACCCACTAGAAGTCGACTGTGTAGCAATATACCCATACAACGTACCAGAGATAGTAGCAAAAAGAAGATGGACATATGGCCAAGCCGTTACCTCAACAGAAAGAATTAATAATCAATATAATGGAACTTCTGCTTTTATAGATTATGCTTTTGCAAATTATGATGCAAACTATAAGTACCCACAAATGGGAGCATGGAGCCAAGGAACTCTTGACAATGTTGTTTCTGACGGACTATTCCTTTCTACACCATCTTACTCATTACCAGACCATTATTTTGTTGGTGCAACAATTGATAATCTATACCAGAGCAATAAAGATCTTCAACCAGTCAATGGCGTGGCCAATGGGCTAGAAACCAATACGTTTATTTCATTGAGTGCAGAACAAGAAATTAATGGGTACCTAAAATTTAACAATCTTGGCATATTAACAGAAAAACTAAAAGCAATCTTCGGAGTGTTTAAAGTCAAGAGCGCTCCAACATCAGAGCAAGTTCTTTTTATATTTGAAAATAGAACAAACTCGGATACGTTTAAGGTTTCTGTTTTAAATCAAAACATACTTTACAAAATTAAAGTTAATGGTACCGAAAGTACTGTAAAGACTGTTCCGTATACGACAAATGATATCTTTGCTGCTGGTTTTGATATTGACAACATGTCGGAATTTTTTGGCAAAGACGTCTCCACCTTCTTTGGAAATCTCTCATTGCTTACGCTGTATGTTCTAAACGATAAGACCCTTTCATCAAAATTTACTGGCAACCTTTACAGAATGTCCTTTGCATCACCAAGAAACTTTACTTCTATTGCGTCCCATTTTGGATTAGATGGAGTATGCTTTGAGCATGGAAATTTAGTCGATCACGTTGCAAGTTATACTCTTATTCCTACACTAGAGTATGAAAAATTTTACCTAGACATTGGTGTTTCTGGATACTGGGAAGACTATATACCACTTTCATATTTTGCAAAATACATTAAAGACTCATCTGGCAAAGATAGATACGACCTGGACTTTATTCAGTTTAACATAGATTACCCATCACCATCTGTCTTTAGAAGAGTAAATGAAGGTAACAGTTGGACATACAGAGAGTTAAACGAGCAGTTTGCAGATCCAGTTCCTCAAACATATGAGGTATTAGATAATTCTTTGTACACTGGATATCAGGACTACGACGACCTTGCTAAAAATAGATCTTTGTTGAATTATGAATATAATACTGCAGACTCCATTGTTAGATCTTATGTATCTTTTCAGTTTATTGCCGACGGAGCAAATAAATTCTATACAGACTTTACAAACACAGCCCCAGCGCTAAGAGAGGGTATCATTGATATTCAAAGCGGTCTTGAGTGGCAAAACACCAAATACGAAGTCGTAAACGATACTGTTATCTATCCTCCAAAGAGTGTTGATTTTAATGATCTTGCTATCGTAGCCCACCTTGAGTTTAAGCATAAAGGAATTCTAGGAAAACAAGTAAAACTAAGATCTTTAGAGTTTGCATCTCAATCACTTAATGAATCATCTGCAAATCCAATTGGTACTAAATTTGGAAAAGATATTTTTCCATATACAAAGTCTGGAATATACTATGACTATAAATCAAAAAATCCAATTAGTATTTATAAAAAAAGTACTCCATACTTGTACCTGACAAGGTATAGCGGAATCCAAGTTCGTGGTGATTTTGATCCATTTGTTAATAGGGGAATTAGCATACCGATTAACTCCAATAAGACAGAAGAGTATAGAGTAAACTCTATGCAACTTGCTTTACGATATGATAATAATTCATTTCCAGTAACTCCATACGAGATCTTTGAAATCAAAGATTCTGAGTCTACTATTAAGTTCTTTATGGTTGCTAATAGTCCTTCTGGAGATAGAGCAAAAATTTATGCAGTCAATGCACAAACAGGTAAAATACAAGATGGCATTTCTTATTATATAAATGGACAGTTAGTCTCTTATCCAGTAATTACAATTAAGCAGTGGGCGTTCTTGGGTATATCTTTTGGTTTGCCACTTTCATTTTCTGGATATTCTGGCTATATTAACTTAAATGGCTCAATGTTATTTAATCATATTTCTTATTACCAGATGACAAGCCTACAACAGAAGCAAAGTTTTTCTTATAGAATTTGGGATGAAGTAAAGGAGCAGTATGTTGCAGGAGATCCAACGCCAATACCGTATCAGTGGGAAACCTGGAATGCAGGATATATCTGGTTCTCTGTTTTAGTTAGATCCTCGTCATTTTCGTATGGAATTACACCAGGAGACATTTACAGGACCTATATAGGAACTAATAAGATTATTATTGATAGTGAAAAGACTTTTAGGCTTTCCAATGACCCAGTTTCTGTATATACAGAATCATCATGGAAACAGTATATATCATCACCACTCTAATATGGTATACTTATGGTTATGAATATCGAAAATCCAAAGAAAAAGCGTAAGCCATTGCCTAAGATGAAGGGTCAAATTGGCGACTCAAAGGTAAAGGTTATTGAAAAACACTACGAGTGGGGTCTTTATGTTTACAAAAAATCCAATGGAAAGTGGTTTACAGACGGTACAGGCTCAATTTTAAACATTGAGTCAATGAAAGGCGATATCTTACAGATCTCAAAACTTAAGGATGCTGCTAAATATTACGGGGATGAAGGAGATGGCGAATGCATCTTCGTACCAGGATTAACTAGAATCTCAGAAGAAGAATACTCTGAGCAAAAGCAAAGACTTTCAGAAGGGCTTATTCCTTCTATGAATGACCTTGGTGCAGTTCAAGCAGCCAAGGATACTATAGCGAAATATGGAAGTGATGACTAATGAGTGATGAAAGAGAATATAGAATTGGTGCACGAATTGATGATCTGCCAAAGGTAGATGATACATTTCAAAAACAAGATCCCTTTAATAAGAGTTGGGATGAACTAAAAAACTTAAATGGTTTAGACAACAACTTTAAAAGACGTGCTTCAAGAATTGTAAAAGCAGAAGCACCACAAGCATACATTGACAATGCCCTTGCAGTTAGTTCTGGTATTGGTGGAGCAAAATCAAAAGAAATTAATCCAGGAGTTTTATATCATAATGCCTATGGATTGTTTGACGTTATTACGCCACCATGGAACCTGTACGAACTTGCAAACTTCTACGATACATCGTTTGCAAACCACGCAGCCATTGATGCAAAAGTAGAGAACATTGTTGGACTAGGATATGACTTTGAGATATCACCAAGAACAATGCTTAAACTTGAAACTGCAGAAAAAGGCACGGCAGAAAAAGCAAGAAAAAGAATTGAAAGAGCAAAGATTGAAGTTCGTGATTGGCTAGAAAGTCTTAATTCCGATGACTCATTTACTTCATCAATGGAAAAGGTTTACACAGATCTTCAGGCAACTGGAAATGGATATCTTGAAATTGGAAGAACTACTCGTGGAGAGATTGGTTATGTTGGACATATTCCAGCAACAACAGTAAGAGTAAGACGACTTAGAGATGGCTTTGTTCAGGTCATAGGAAACAAGGTTGTATACTTCAGAAACTTTGGAGCAACCAATGTTAATCCACTTGGAACAGATGGAAGACCAAATGAGATTATTCACTTTAAGTCTTACTCACCTTTGAATACATTCTATGGCGTTCCAGATATTATTTCTGCAATTAACTCTCTATACGGAGACTCTTTAGCATCACAATATAATATTGATTTCTTTAGTAACAAGGCTGTTCCCCGATATGTGGTTACATTAAAGGGTGCAAAGTTGTCTGCAGAAGCAGAAGACAAAATGTTTAGATTCTTGCAAACTGGACTTAAGGGACAGAACCACAGAACCCTATACATTCCTCTTCCTGCTGACTCAGACACAAACAAGGTTGAGTTCAAGATGGAGCCAATTGAGAATGGAATTCAAGAAGGCTCATTTAAGGAATATCGTAAGCAAAACCGTGACGACATTCTAGTTGCACACCAGGTTCCATTATCAAAACTTGGCGGGGGAGATTCAGGATCCATAGCAGCAGCATTAGCGCAGGATAGAACATTTAAAGAGCAGGTTGCAAGACCTTCTCAAAGACAACTTGAAAAAATGATTAACAAAGTCATTCGTGAAAGAACAGATATTCTTGAATTTAAGTTCAACGAATTAACCCTGACAGACGAGATTGCTCAATCACAAATTCTTGAAAGATATGTAAAGAATCAGATTATGCTTCCTAACGAAGCCCGTTCAGCATTGGGTATGCCACAAAGAGAAGGCGGAGATGATCCGCTAGATCTAAAGCCACAGCAGGCAGCAGAGGCAACAACTACTCGTGCAAGAGATGCAGAAAGAGTTAACAATAACTCAGATAGCACCTCTACTGTTTCTGGAAGAAACCCAAAAGGCGAAGGACGAAAAGTTGATGAAGAGACCGATTTGTCCACATTGTGATATAATTACAAAAAGGGGTTTATAATATAATGGTGAGTAATATAACTAAAGCCCATTGGAATTCGGATGGGGAGAATCTGCGTCTTTCCATGCCACTTACCAAGGTGGACAAGGAGCGAAGAATCGTTTCAGGATTTGCATCTCTAGACAACGTAGATAAGCAAGACGACATTGTAACAGCAGAAGCGTCAATGGATGCCTTTGCAAAATTCCGAGGAAACATTAGAGAAATGCATCAGCCACTAGCAGTAGGCAAAATGGTTTCATTTAAAGCAGATAAATATTTTGACACAGACACAAACAAGTTTTATAATGGAGTCTTTGTTTCTGCATATGTTTCAAAGGGTGCACAGGATACTTGGGAAAAGGTTCTTGATGGAACTCTTGCTGGCTTTTCAATTGGCGGAAGAATGAACAAATGGGACGATGCTTACGATGAGAAATCAGATAAAACAATCAGAGTTATTAAGCAATATGATTTGGTAGAGTTGAGTCTTGTAGATTCACCAGCAAATCAATTCGCAAATATTCTATCTGTTGAAAAGGTAGACGGAGTAGATGTTATTAAGGCTGACGAAACAGTTTTAGAAAATGTATTTTGGGATAAAGAGTCTGGACTAGTAATGGTCTCAGAAAATGAAGTAGAGTCAAGCCCCACCACAGGAGAGCCAATGGCTAATATAGGATTCGTTGAAAAAGCGGATGATGAAAAAACAACAATGATAAAGTTCTTAGTTGATAGTGCTAAAGGCATTAATACTTCTAAGATGAACAAGGAGGAAAACCTTATGGCAAAAGCAACAAAGCAGACAGAAGAAATCGTAGAGAAGACTGATGTCGTAGTTGAAGATGTACAGGTCGCTCCAGAGGCAGATGCAAAAGCAGATGTCGTAGAGACTGCAACAGAGGAAGTTTCAACAGAGAAGGCAGCAATGCCAAAGACTGATGAAGCAGAGTCTGCAGCAGAGGCTGCTGCTGAAACTCCAGCAGATGAAGAGGCAGAGGCTAAGAAGCCAATGGCTCCTAAGTCAGATGAAGTAACTACTGATGTAGTTTCAGAAACAACTGACGGTCTTGAAAAAGCCTTTAGCGATCTAGTATTAACAGTTAAATCTTTGCAGGCAGAAGTAGAACTTCTAAAGTCTTCAAAGGTGGATATTGAAACAGCAAAAAGTTCATTTGATGCAGTAGCAAAAGACATTGCAACAGCAGCAATTGAATTCAATGAATTTGGTAAGCGAGTAGATGCAATTGAAGCAGATACGGCTTTCCGAAAGTCTGGCGATCTCGGCGAGATTGTACAGGATCAGCCTGAAATGGTTGAAAAATCCCTATGGGGCGGTAGTTTCCTCAAAACAGCCGATCTATTCATTTAGAAAAAATCACAGGAGGTGACGATTATGTCGGAACAAAATATAGAAAAGAACCAGCCAGGTACCTCAGGTAACCTTGGCGGAACAGCACCAGGACTCTATCAGGGTCAGGGAGCATTTGCATCAGGTTCAGATGCAGGAGATAACGTACCAGGTAATTACGGCAACGGTGGAGTTCTAGGAAACCTAGATACATCACTTAACGGAGTTACAACAGGTCCAAACGCAGTAAACCCTTCAGGTGAGGCTGGAAGCGGAATTCTCCGCCCAGAGCAAGCACGTCGTTTTATTGACTACGTGTGGGATGCTACAACCCTCGCCCAAGATGGTCGTCGTGTTACTATGAGAGCCAATACAATGGAACTCGAAAAGGTAAACGTCGGAGAGCGTGTAATTCGTGCAGCAGCGCAAGCAGTTGGAGATTACACAAACGCAGGAGCAACATTCTCAAAGGTTGAATTGACTACAAAGAAGATTCGTCTTGACTGGGAAGTTGCTGCAGAAGCACTAGAAGATAATATCGAAGGTGCACAACTAGAAGATCACATTGTCCGTTTGATGACAAATGCTTTTGGTAATGATATCGAAGACCTAGCCATTAATGGTTTGGGTTCAGGTAGCGATGCATTCCTTGGAATCATGGAAGGCTTCGTAAACCGTGTAAAGACAGATGGAGATGCTCACGAGTCAGTTGTAACAGTCGCTAATGACGCTTGGACAACAGACGTAATGCAGAACATCATCACAGCAATGCCACGTAAGTATCGTGCTATCAAGTCTAACTTGAAGTTCTATGCTGGTACAGACGCATTCCAAGGAATCGTTAAGAATAACGGAACCCTTGCAGACGCTGTTGCTGAAGCATTTGCTTCACAGGCTGGCGGAACACCAACCAATCGTCAAGCATACCTTGACGGTGGCGCACAGACATTCGGTGGAGCACGTACAACACGTGTCCTAGGTGTCGATGTTCAGGAAGTTCCATACTACCCTGCAGGATATGTCGACTTGACATTCCCACAGAACCGTGTATGGGGATTCCAGCGTGACATTACTGTTAACCGTGAATACAAGCCAAAGAAGGACACTGTAGAATACACAGTCTTCGTTCGCTTCGGTATTCAATGGGAAGAGCAGGATGCAATCGCATTCGCTGACGCTGCTGCAGATGCATCATAATCTGTAATCAGTACCTTTAATGGGGGGCGGGAGTTCACTCTCCTGCCCCCTTATTATTTATAATGATATAATACTATTTAGGAGGTAATACAATGGAAAATAATTTTAACAATCAAGAAACTCCAAAGGTTGAAGAGCCTGCAATCAAAGCACCAGAGGTTGTAGTAGAAGCAGCAACAGTTGTAGTAGAAGAAGCACCAGCACCAGTTGTAGAAGAAAAGGCTGAGGATGTCATTAAGGCACCTGCTTACTCTGCACCTGTTGAACAAGTTCCAGCCCTAGCACCAGTTGCAAACGGTGTTATTGGAACAGGAACTGCAGACAAGCCAGTAAAGAAGGTTTCAACACCTAAGAAATCAAAAGAAAAAACAGTGGCAATTAGGTCAAGCAAGAATGTAACCTGGATTGGCG